GGAACAAGGAATTTGCCTTGTCTTCGAACATGGGCTGGCGTGCCGAAATAGGCAACACGTGTTCCAATGTTAGATTGGGTGAATCGGACGGCGAGTTCATCGGAGACGGTGATACGCCGGAAAAAGCGGTGGCAATGCTTATTGAGGTTATGAAAAACAGCTAAGGATGGGGATAGAAGAAATGACCACACCCGAAGACATCACAGCACTTGAACAATCCATTTCGAAGTGGGAGGCCAATGTGCGGGCGGAAGACCCAACCAAACTTTTGTTTGGAGCTGATAATTGCCCTTTGTGCGCCATTTATTATAATTTTGATGAAAAGGCTAACACTTTGGATTGTTCGGGTTGCCCTGTATCTAAGAAAACAGGCGCAAACTGGTGCGATGGTTCACCTTATATTGAAGCTTATCATGCAGGCCTAAAGTGGAAATTGGCAGTCCGCAGGGGAGAAATGGTGAAGCCTTTCGAAGCAGCCGCCCGCGCCGCCATGCAGGCAGAGGTCGATTTTCTAAAGCATGTATTGGAGGAAACAAATGAAACTCTTACTAGCGGCTGCCTTGTTGGCGGCAATGACGGGCTCTCCGGAAGCGCGCATATGCCACACGCGGCTTGCTGTAATTGCCGATGATCCGAATGCGCATTTGCTGGCGGGTTCGCGGCGTGTTTGGGTTCCCGACATGAATAAAGGCGTGCGAACTGATTTGCGCACGTATGTCGGCAACTTCGCCAAGGTGCTGATAACCGGGCCTGACGGGTGCGTGGTATCGGTTGAAGATGTGGAATGGTCGCAAGTGCCCGAAATTATTCGGTTGTGGGGGAAGCCATGATTAAAGCCTTATGGCGGAACTTCTGGCGCATTTCCCTTTACGGGAACGGCGGGTATGTGCCCGAAGACCGCGCTTTTGCTGCCCTCAATGCGGAACGGGAAAAGATGTTCGCCGCCGAGGAAGATGCAATGCCCGCGCGCTACTATGTCGCCGAGGGCGAGGCTTGTGTGAAAGAGGCATTTGTAAACGGCGTGAAAGTGCGTTACAATTCGGATTATGTCGGCGTTCGTTGCCGCATCGGTCCCTTTGAGAACGGTTAATGCTGAAAACCAAAGCCAAAGTTCAAAACGACCCGGCAAACCTAAGCGCAGACCGCCTAGCCATGGAGGGCTATCTGCGCAAGGTTGACGATGTGCTGACGGGCGTCGAGGCAATGCGCGCGCGGCGGACTGAATATCTGCCCATGCTGCCGAACGAGAACGATAAGGATTACGATCACCGCCTTTCAACATCAAAGCTGACAAACGTGTTTTCCGACATTGTGGAAAGCCTTGCGGCCAAGCCCTTCACGAAAGAAGTGTCGATCAAGCCGGGCAAGACGGAACAGCCCGTAAAGCCTAAGCTGGCGGCGGTCGACGGCAAGGAATTCAAAGAACAACCCGCCCAGCCCGAAAAGCTGCCGGATTGGCTTGAAACGTTCAAAGAGGACGTTGACGCGAGGGGGAACAACCTAAATGTCTTTGCCGCCAATGTTTTCCATAGCGGTATTCGTGATTCAGTGCATTGGCTGTTGGTTGATTATACGCGCGATGTCCCCGCCTCGGCCACAATAGAGCAGGAGCGCACGTTGGGCGTTCGCCCTTGGTGGGTGTCTATTGCTGCTAGCAACGTCATTGCCGTTTACAGCGCCATGATTGGCGGCAAGGAAGAATTCATCCATGCGCGCATACGCGAGGATGAAATGCGCCGCGTGCTGTATGACGAAGAGCTTGTCGAGCGCATCCGCATATTCAACCGCGAGCCGGTTTACGATGTGAACGGCAGAATCACGGGCTACGGGCCCGCCACAAGCGAATTGCTTGAGAAGGTAGTTTCCACGAAGAACGGGGCGGATGTCACGTCATGGCAAAGCCTAGGCGTGGTCAACCTTACCGTTGGCGTTATCCCGCTCCTTGCCTTCATCACCGGGCGGCGCATTGGCTCAAGCTGGCGCTTCAAACCCGCGCTTTCGGATGCTTTGGACTTGCAGATCAAGGTTTATCAGGACGAAAGCGACCTTTCCTATGCCAAGCAGTTCACGGCTTACGGCATGTTGGCGGCGAACGGGATCAACCTTAGGGACGAACAAACGGGCGAAATGATCAAAGTCCCGGTCGGCCATAAGGCGGTCCTTTGTTCCCCGCCGAACAATGACGGCGCACATGGCGAATGGGAATTCATTTCCCCCGACCCTGCCGGTCCTAAGTTTCTGGCTGAGGACGTGAAGGAAAGCATCGCCCAATTGCGTGAGTTGGGGCGGCAGCCGCTCACGGCGCAGACGGGCAATATCACGGTCATCACGGCGGCATTCGCGGGCGACAAGGCCAATTCGGTCATTCAGGCTTGGACGCTGACGCTCAAGGACACGTTGGAAAACGCGCTTAAGCTCACGGCGCTTTGGGTTAAGCAGACATTTGAAGCTGAAATTGAGATTGACACCGACTTTGACCTTGCGATGAAGGACGAGAAAGGCCCTGACACGCTGGGCAAGATGCGCGAAAAGGGCGATCTTTCACGCGAAACATATTGGTCAGAAATGAAGCGCCGGGGCATCCTTAGCGACAATTTCGACCCGGAAACGGAAGCGCAGAACCTTATGGATGAAATGCCGGACGAGGGCGATGTGATGGCGGCAAGTGGCATGGGCAACATTGACCCGGCGACGGGTTTGCCAATGGACGTGAATTTCGGTAAAGAGCTTGAACCAGGAAATGACAACGGCAAGGGCGTCTCGGACATGGTGAATGCTTTGATGAAGGCTCTCAAGTGATGCTGAAGCCCGTCCCTAAGCCCGGTGAAGCGGAGCCGCCTTTTGACGGCGCGCAAGTCGGCAATGCCTTGGCGGCGCAGATCAAGGGCATGATTGACACAAAATTCGCAGGGGTTGAAGCGCGTTTCGCCGCCCTGCCGCCCATGCCGAAGCAAGTTGACCCGGTTGTCAACGTTATGACGCCGGAATATGTGATAAACCTGCCCGCGCCTATGCCGACGCCGGTAACGGTTGCGCCTAACTTGAACTTCACGGCCTCGCCTGTGGAGGTGACCGTCGACCTGAAAGAATTGTCATCGCTTATCGGCTCATTGCTCACCAAGCCCATGCCGCCTGATAATTCAGAAGCCGTGGTCAAGCGTATCGAAGCGGCTGCGGAATCAATCAATGCGCAGATGAAATCATCATCGGCTGCTTTGGTTGCGGCATTGACTGCCGAGAAAACGATTGTAAACGGCCCGGACGGAAAACCGGCAAGCTTGAAAGTGAAATGATGTTTTATCGCAAGAAACCAGTTGTGATTGAAGCTTTCCAGATGACAGAGGAGCGGCGCGAGGACAATTCGGAATGGCCATCTTGGCTGAATAAGGCTTGGAATAGGGAAAGGGATACTCCGGGGCGCTTTATTCAAGTGGGATTGATCGCACACTTTGTATCATGACTCTTGAAGGTGTCCATCAAGTCGGCTGGGATGATTTCATCATTCAGGGTGTTAAGGGGGAACTTTAACCTTGCAAGCCGGAAATCTTTGAACTCACATACGAAAAGGTTGAATAATCATGTCCGCTTCTAACGCATTCGAAACCTCGCTGCTACAGCACATCTTCCAGAACGCCGCTATTGCCAACGTTGGCGATGCGACGGGCTTGCCTGCATCTGCGGCTGCTGGCTCGCTATTCGTGTCCCTGCATACGGCGGACCCTGGCGAGCCGGGCACACAGGCCACAAGCGAAACAGCTTACACTGGTTATGCCCGTGTCGCTATTGCGCGTTCTGGCGCTGGCTGGACGGTAACCGGCCCCACGGCGGCAAACGCGGCTGCTGGCACATTCCCGGCCCCTACCGCTGCGGCGGGCGCGGTGGTCACGCATTTTGGCATCGGCACGGCGTCGACCGGCGCTGGCGTGTTGCTATTCTCCGGCGCGTTGACTTCCTCCTATCAGCCTGTCATCGGCACTGCCCCGCCTTATGCCATCGGCGCATTCACGACTACTGCGGATTAACCCATGCCTTTATTCTCCGACAGGGTGATGGAAACATCGGTAACGACCGGCACGGGAACAATCACCCTTGCCGGGGCGGTTACGGGTTTCCGCACATTCACAAGCAAGCATATCACGGGCGAATTGGTTTCCTATGCCATTGAGGCCGTAGACGCTAACGGCAACCCTGCGGGCGCATGGGAAATCGGCTTCGGCACATTGTTGACGGCGACGACACTTTCCCGGATTTGTGTGTGTGAAAGCTCCAATGCCAATGCGCTGGTTAACTTCACGGGCAACTTGCGCGTTTGGTCGAACCAGAGCGCCTTTCTAGGCATGGATGAATTCGCCACGTCGCAATGCGGCGCTTGGGCACCTGCGGGCGGCTCGGCAACGGCCCCGTCCGTTTTCGGCATTGCGGCTTTGACCGTATTGGGAACTGCTACGGCTAGAAACCCCGCAACCACAAACAGGTTTACCCGTTCAAAGCGCATAGGCTATGTGAGTGCGACCACGGCGGCGGCTTTGGCCGGGCCTTACATAAACTCTACTGGGTCGCAGCATTATTCCATCGGCGCGGGCACGGTAGGCGGGTTTATGGTTCGCCTGCGGTTCGGGTGTTCCGACCCGGCGGCGGTAGCGGGCGCACGGCAGTTTGTCGGGTTGCGCAATTCAACCGCAGCGCCGACGAATGTTGAACCCAATTCGGTAACAAACTCATTCGGTGTTGCGCAGCTTTCGACAAGCACAAACCTCTTTCTTATGTGGGGCGGTTCAACTGCCCAGACCAGCGTTGATTTAGGGGCAAATTTCCCCGCCGCTGGGCTAAGCACTGATCTGTATGAACTTATCCTCTTTTCGCCTAAAACCCCTGCAAACATGGTTTTGTATAACCTTGAGCGGATAGGTTCTGGCTTTTCAACATCTGGCGCTTTCCCGAATGCCACGCCGGGAACGACTATGCCCGCGAATACGCTTTTGCTCGCGCCCGCATTGTGGCGCACGAACAATGCGACGTTGCTAGCGGTAGGAATAGATGTTGGCAGCTTAGTGCAATACACGGATTTCTAATCCATGGCGCTCTCATTTTACCCCGTTTCAGGGACGCCCGTAAGCGCTAGGCAAATCCTGACGGTTGCGTCCGCAGGACTAGCGGGCAGCGCGAATATCGCCTTTGCCAACACGGGCAATGTCCAAGATGTTCTATCTGGCGGCGCAACTGTCTCGTTTGTCAACGCTGGCACGGTTGCTGACGTTCTCGCTGGCGCGGCGGTCATATCGTTTGCCAATTCGGGCGCGGTTGCTGATGTTTTGGCCGGTTCCGCAACGGTCAGCTTCACAAATGCGGGAAATGTTGCCGCCGAATTGTCCGGCACGGCGTCGGTAACGTTTACCAATTCTGGCGATATAGCGGTCCTAATTTCGGGCGGTGCGTCCCTCACGTTCACGAATACGGGCATGCTTGACGCGCCCGGCGTGGCGGGTTCCACAACATTCACGTTTACGAACGGCGGAGAGGTCGGCGTTTCAAGCGGCGCGACAACGTTTAACTTCAGCAACACGGGCGCAATTGGCGGCGTTGCGGGCACGGCGGTTGTCGGCTTTACGAATACGGGCGAGGTCGGCGCGGCTGTGGGCCTCACCACATTCAATTTCAGCAATACCGGCGCGATAGGCGGGATGGCGGGCCTTACCGACATCACATTCACGCACGCGGGCGAACTTAGCGGGCTGGCGGGGGCCACGGGGATCGACTTTACCGCAAGCGGCGCGTTTGAAATTGCCGGGCTGGCGGGCGCTGCTACGGTCACCTTCACGGGCATTGCCGAAATCGGCCTTATCGGCGGCGCTGCAAGCCTGTCGTTCGCCAATGAGGCTTTGCTAGGCGCGTTGACGGGCGCGGGCACGGTAAGCTTTGCCAATGCGGGCGCGCTAACGGGCATCGCGGGCGGCGCGGATATCACGTTTGCCAATACAGGGCAGGTCGGCATCCCCGAACTGGCGGGCGGAACTACGCTGACGTTTACGAACGGTTGGGCGATTATCCAGACGGATGAAAGTTCGGGCGGCTCACTCAAGAAATTGCGCGAGAATATCCGCCGTGACATGGCGGCGCAAGAAAAGGCGCGCGCCGCCGCCCGCCGTGCGGTGGTTGTTTCAACAGGCGGCAGCCGCGCGCCCGCACAAGATTTTGACAAAACGCCAGAAAGCGTTATACAATTACAAACAAGATTACCGGCGGCGCGTTCCGAAGGCACGTTGCGGGTGGTTGCCCCGGCTGCGGGCGAGGTTACAGGGTCCTCCCCCCTTTCCTCCCTTGCCCGCGCCGGGGATAAAAATTTGCCGATGTCAAAGCAGGATGGCGATGATACGGTTTTAAGGCTGCTACTTTTGCTAGCGGCGTAACCTCAGGAAGAGAATATGAAACTCAAGTTGGATGACAAGGGTTCGGCGGTAGTGCGGAATGACAAGCCGGTTTATGTGAAGGATGACGGAACGGAAGTTGAATTTGATGTGGTCGGCACGGTTGCCACCATCACCCGCCTAAACGGCGAGGCCAAGACGCACCGCGAGGCGCGTGAATCGGCTGAAACTTCGCTTAAGGCGTATGACGGCATTGAGCCGAAAGCGGCGAGACAAGCGCTTGAGGTTGCCGGAAAGCTGGACGCCAAGCAGTTGCTTGACGCGGGCAAGGTTGACGAAATGCGCGCCGCCGCGATCAAGGCGACTGAGGACAAATACGCGCCTATTGTGGCGGAACGGGACAGCCTCGCCAAAATGTATAATGATGAGGTGATTGGCGGCTCGTTTGCCCGGTCCAAGTTCATCAACGAAAAGCTGGCGATCCCCTCTGATTTCGCTCAGGCGCGCTTTGAAAAGAATTTCTCCATCGTTGACGGCAAGGTTGTCGCCAAGGATGCGAACGGTAACCAGATTTACAGCCCGGCAAGCCCCGGCAACCCGGCAAGCTTTGATGAGGCCATTGAATTTCTGGTGAGCCAATATCCCCAAAAGGACAGCATCCTTAAGGGCACAGGTTCAAGTGGCGGCGGCTCGCAACAGTCAAGCGGCACGCAAGTTGCCAACGGGAAAATCTCTTACGCTGCGTGGAAAGCGCTCCCCGTTGAACAGCAAGCGGCTCAGGCTAAAAACGTCGCTGCCTAACGGACTTTGCACCTTTCGGATGATTGGTGTAAGGTAACTGCATACCGCCGATCCCGGATGGGGGAAGCACATAGGCCGGATGGCTTGACCTTGTGAAACCCCTTTGCCCTAGAAAGGCTTTGAATTATGCCCAATGCTAACCTTGCACCACTCATTCCCTCGCTTTACGAATCTCTGGACATCGTTTCCCGCGAACTCGTCGGCGCAATCCCCGCTGCCACGCTTGATGCGGGCGTTTCCCGCGCTGCGGTCGGCCAGACAGTCGTTTCGTTTCGTTCTCCTACTGCTGTCTCTACTAACATTGTTCCGGGTGTTACCCCGCCCGATGACGGTGACCAGACCATCGGCAACGTGACGCTGACGATCACCAAAAGCAAGCGCGTCCCGTTCCGTTGGAATGGTGAAGAAACCCTCGGCGTGAACAGCGGCTCCGGCACTGCTGCTATCCAGAAAGACCAGCTCACGCAGGCCATCCGCACGCTCGTCAACGAGATGGAAGTTGACACCGTTGCCGCCGCCCGCGTTGCTTCCTCGCGCGCATGGGGCACGGCGGGCACTACGCCTTTCGCAACCAACTTGGCCGACCCGGCGCAGGTGCGGAAAATCCTTGATGACAACGGCGCTCCCGGTGACCGTGCGCTCATCATTGACACGACCTCAGGCGCGGCTTTGCGCACGCTTGCGCAGCTCACCAAAGTTAACGAGTCCGGCACAACCATGACGCTGCGGGACGGCGAACTTTTGAACCTGCACGGCATGTCAATCCATGAAAGCGCGGGCGTCAAGCCAACGGTCAAAGGCACGGGCGCGGCTTACACATCCACGGCGGCGGGCTTTGCCATCGGAACAACGTCCATTCCGCTTATCACGGGCGCGGGCACTGTCCTCGCGGGCGATATTGTGACGTTCGCGGGCGACACAAACAAGTACGTGGTCGAAACCGGCGTTGCCGCGCCGGGCACAATTGTTCTTGCCGCGCCGGGCCTTTTGCAGGCAATCCCTACTGCCGCAACGGCAATGACCATCGGCAACAACTATACCGGAAATATCGCGTTCTCCCGTTCTTCGCTCATTCTCGCCACCCGCGCGCCTGCGCTCCCGGATGGCGGCGATTTGGCCATTGACCGGCAGATCGTGTCTGACCCGCGTTCGGGCATTTCGTTCGAAGTGGCCATGTATCCGCAGTATCGCCAGATGCAGTATGAAGTTTCCGCCGCATGGGGCGTGAAGGGCATCAAATCCAACCACTCGGCCATTTTGCTGGGTTAATAAGCTTTGTGCGGGATTCCTCCCCTGCACGCCAAACCCGCCGCCGCCCGGCATTGCTTGGCGGCGGTTTTTCGTTTATGTGCTTACGCGAAAGGGTGAGCGAATGAATAATGATTGGCAGTGGTTTTTTGCTGAATTTGAGGGTGGAAAGTCAACGTTTATTGGCCTTGTTGTACGCCAAGGACGCAATCAAAATTTCCAATGGAACGACGAGAGAATGGTTGTGCCGGAAGTATCACCTGCTACGTTTTGGTTGCAAAAGAATCCAAGCGAAAAGGACGTCTTTGATTTTTCGAGGGCGGACGCTTTGGAAAAATTGAAGGAATTGGGTTGGAAAAACGTCAAACCGGTTTATAGTGATGCGGATTATCAGAAGAAGGTTTTAGATGGCGTTCACGGTTGAAGACGGCACGGGCCTAGCAAACGCAAACGCCTTCATTTCGGTGGCGTTTGCAAATGCTTATTTTGCCGATACGGGCAACACGGTATGGGATGCCTATACCGACACGGTTTGCGAACAGGCCATTGTCAGGGCTACGGCTTATTTGTCCAATGCCTTCTCGTGGAAGGGCACACCTGTATTGCCGCGCGTGCAAGCGCTTGCATGGCCGCGCACGGGCGTAAAGGACGGCGAGGGATACGATGTGCCCGTCAGCCCTATCCCCATTGAAATCAGGCGCGCTTGTGCTGAGATAGCCTTGCGCGAGGCGGCAACGCCGGGCGTGATGACGCCGGACGTAACGTTGTCAGCGGCGGTCAAACGGGAGAAGATCGGGCCGATGGAAGTTGAATATTTGAACCAGAACACGGGCGCGGATGCATCACGGCCCGTTTTACTTGCGGTGAGTGCGCTGATTTCGGGCTTTCTGGCGGAGAATACGGCGGGCGCTGGGGCGTTTTTTAGCAGGAGCTATCTTGTCTGAAAGCCGCTTTGAACCCTATACGGCACTAGGAATCGCTAGAATTACATGCGCTAGGGCAGGGTGCGCATCAAAATCACATGAGCAATGGAACTTCTGCGCGGACAAAGTAGGTGAGAAAACCCGTTTTCGTGGCCTTTGCAAAGAATGCGATGTCGGGTTGAATGAAGTTTCTATGCGCTATATTTTTGGCGATGCCAGGGAAGCTGATTTGGCGGAATACCGCGAAAAGGTTCTAGGATGAGCTTTAACTATGCCCGCGCCGCACTGACCGCCACAAGGCTGATCAAGAATTTCGGCAAGGGTAGCGCGCCTGTGAAGCCGCTTCCGAATGACAACGCGATCATTCGCATTTCCAAGACAGGCCCTGCATATAACCCTGTCCTTACAGAAACGTTGCATCCTTGCCAATTGGCAGTGGTCGAGTATGAAAAAACAGAGCGCGACGGCACACTGATTATGGTCGGGGACAAAAAGGCTTTTGTGGCAGTTGAAGGTGTGACGATTGAACCGACAACAGCAGACCGGCTCATTATCGATGGCGAAAGCCATGCTATCATGGACGTGTTGCCGCTCAAGCCGGGCGCGACGGTTGTTTGTTGGGAAATGCAGGTGAGGCGATGATTGAATATGTCATTTCAGTAGGCGAAGGAACACTGTATGACTATGGTGTTCTTTCTGATGGCGAAAGCCTTGAGGCTGAACACAACATCGGAGTGATCATTTCTGAAGAAGGCAGTTTGACTGTCCTTGCCGAGAATTGTTCGGATGACTGCGAGACTGGCAAATAATGCCAACGCGCACCGTCTCGGTCATTGACGAACTGCTAGCGCAATACGCGCCCGAACTGCAACGCGCCTTTTTCGAAGCCGTTTCATCCATTACCGACAATGTGCGGATGTCCGCATTCGAGGCGGCTATTGCGGCGGGCGATATTGAAGCGGCCTTGCGCGTGATAGGGCTTGACCTGTTGGCGTTTGAACCTGTCCGCGTGACGTTGATACAAGCGTTTCAAGCGGCGGGGATGCACGCGGCGGCGGCTTTGCCCGTTGTGCGGGCCTTGTCCGGGGCGAATGTCGTGGTCCGCTTTAACGTGCGTAACCCTAGCGCCGAAAGGCTGATAGAGGAACAAGCGGGTGCGCTCATAACGGAAATCGTGGCGGACCAGCGCGAGACAATCAAACTTACGCTACAGGAAAGTTTGGCAAGCGGCACAGGGCCTAGGACAGCAGCTTTGGATGTAGTGGGGCGCATTTCGGCGCAAACGGGCAGGCGGGAGGGCGGAACGATTGGCCTTACATCGGCACAGTCTAGATATGTTGCGAATGCGAAGGCGGAATTGCTATCCGGAGATTATGAGAACTATTTTGACCGGGCCTTGCGGGACAAGCGCTTTGACCCGGTTGTGCGCGCGGCGATACGGGAGGGGCGGCCTTTGTCCATGGCCGAGGTGTCCAAAATAGGCGCGCGGTATAGCGACCGGATGCTGAAATACCGGGGCGAAGTGATTGCCCGGACAGAAATGCTGGCGGCGTTGCACAAGGGCGCACATGCCGCCATGGAACAAGCCATAGCTAGCGGCGCGGTGCGCGAGCAAGATGTGGTCAAGGTTTGGCGCACGGCGGCGGATGCAAGGGTGCGGGACAGCCATGTTGCCTTGAACGGGCAGAAGAAAGCCTTCAATGAGCTGTTTATTTCGCCGCTGACTGGCGCTAGGATGGCTTATCCGCACGATAGCACGCACGGCGCGCGTGGCGCGGACACGATTCAGTGCAGGTGTCGCGCGGAATATGTAACAAATTTCTTTGCAGCCATCGTTGAACGGGAAAGGCTGACAGCATGACCCTAACCGTTGACGTTGAAGCATGGGTCCGCAACACGCAAGGCGCATTAGCCGCCGTTGCGAAAGCCTCCGCGCAGGAAATGGTTGAACTCATCCGCACGCCGAAATCGTTGGGCGGGAGGATGCCGATTGACACAAGTTTTCTGGTGAACTCGCTTGAAGGGTCGACACAATCAATCCCGTTGGTAAACCCGGCACATGACGGCACAACGCCGCCCATTACGGGGAACATGGCAGCCGTATCGGCAATGATCGCGGGTTGGGAGATGGGCACAAGCCTGCATTTCGGCTTCACCGCCGTTTATGCGTTGCGCCAGAATTATGGGTTCTTCGGCACTGACACTTTGGGGCGCAACTACTCGCAACAAGGAAATTTTTTCGTTGAAAATTCAGTGATGAGATGGCCGCAGATTGTCGAGGCTAACCAAAGGCGTTTGGCCGGGCAATTGGCGTCCGGCGGTAGTGTCTCAGTTTGAAATTTGACACTTCCCTTGTCGCGTCCCCTGCCAATCTCCTATATGCTCAGCGCAAAGCAATAGGAACTCCCATGCCGACTGGACCTAAAGGCCAAAAGCGCCCCGCCGATGTTATCAGCAATGCCGTAAAGATCATGCGCATTGCGACGGGCGAAGAAGAAGACACGGTGATTGACGATGGCAAAGACCCTGCCGCAAAAGCGCTTGGCGCAAAGGGCGGCAGGAAGCGGGCGGAGAATATGACGCCTGAGCGGCGGGCGGAGATTGCGCGGGGCGCGGCTGCAAGACGGTGGGCTAAACCCTAGTTTGGTTTTTTCGTCAGCCGTTGGATTTTGAAATCAAGATAGTCGCGTATGAATTCGTAGCGCTCGCGGGACGCCTTGCCTTTGTATCGTATCTTGATTTCATCGCCACCGTCATCAATCAGAGTCTCTTCACTCCAGTCTAGCAGGAGGCCTTTCTCAGAGGAAGGCAGATCAAGTTCGCGCTGCGGAGGGGTGTTGCGGACGATGGGCGCTAGGTCGCCCGGTTCTTGAACAATGACTTGGCTCATCTCGATGCCTGACTTTTCTCCCTCCAAG